ATTCTGTTGGCGCGGTAATTAAAAGCGTAATTTCTGCATTTTCGCAACCTACTGTATGGCAAGTTACGTTGTATTCTGAAAACTCTATATCATCCATTTGATGCCGCCGATGTCATTTGTAGTGCTAACCAGTTTAATGGAACGGAAGCCCTAGCAGCTGCGTTGGTTGAGTTTCCGCTGAATATTGTCGCGCCAGTTGTTGTAACGCTTGCATGGGCTAAAGTTGTTGCGTACAAACTGCCAGATGTTGATGCAACAGTTGCAACTATCAAAGGTGCTTGCGTAAACCTAGAAGCAGGAAAAGTAACTGTTAAAACTCCAGATCCGTTTGTTGTTCCAGCGCCCGCCGACATTGAAAAAGAAACTGGGCGGCTAACCCCTGAAACCACGTTTACAATTTGATTTGGAAAGTTTGTGATATCCCCAAAACGAGCGTCAATATCATCGCCAAGGGTTTCAATAGCGGTTGCACCATCCTTGACATAATCAGTCGAAGTTGGAACATCCCATCCAAAATTGGGAGTAGTAGTTGCCATTTATAGATCCTGCCATTCTGTCGTACTTGGAGTATACCCTGCCCAAGTTGTTGTTGGTGGTATTTGATACCAGATTGGTGATGTGTAAGTTTCGGAATATGCCGAACAAGTCAAAGCCAGTTCAGCGGTGTATCGGGTCAAGTTCCATGTGTAGCCCTCGACAAAGCCATCAAAGATCGTGCCAAATACTGATGGCAAATCCTCGGTACTAACTCTTAGGCCGTTGTATACGGCGGCTAGGGCATCGCGTGTGGCATCGGTGACTGTTGGCGAATGCAGCGGAATCGTCAACTGCTCTGGATACATTCTTGGGTAGGCGCGTGACTCTAAGAAGTCTGCAGCTTGTGATTGTGCATCGGCTAGGTTGTGCAAAACAGTCGAGCGTGTACCGGACAACTGACCATAAAGAATGATTGATTGCTCGTCACGAGCATTGGCATCACCTGCACGATAGGTAACCGTCACGTCATTGACAATTTCGCCCCACTGTGCAGAGGTGCGTAAACCTTGGGCAAGTAAATCGTCACCGGTCAGCACTAATGGCGTGGCAGTGGCTCGGGCAAGATAATCGTCATAATGCAATTCGCCACAGCTGCATTCCCACAAAACACCGCGCCCAGAGTTGGCTGCTATTTGAGCCAGCGACCATGCATCGGTCACGCCGTCATTGTAGGCTGCAAGTTCGTATTGTCCAGGTGTATCAACATTGGTAATCAGATCATCAACAAGGCTCTGACCTACTGCATCGTAAGATTCCCAAGTTGCCCCTGTTGGTAACCCTGCCCAAGTTAGCGTTGGCGATACATCATCCCACTCGGTCAAAAAGGCTTCGGTCAAAATAGCCAAGACTCGGTCGCCGTCAAATTGCTTCGGAAAGTTTGTTGATCCAACTAATCGGCGATTTAGTTGTCCCAATGGGCCAATGGCTGTAATGCTGTAAACGGCCACAGATCCATCAGATCCATAGGCTTGCAGACTTATGTCAATGTCGCTGATAGTGCCGTAAAAGATCTGCTGTGTGCCTGATGTGCCTTTGTCAATACTGATCGTAACTGACTGGCTTAACGCCACATCCAAAGGCTCACTGGCATCTGTCCAAAGGCTAATCGATGCAAAGCCTGGTTGTGGTTGCTCGGTCACATCATTGCGACCACTGCGGATCGAGATTGATGAGATTGTCTTGTCAGCGTAGGTGGTAGTACCGCCAAAAGTGACTGTCGGATACGGATCGTATGTCGTCACAGTGTTGCCCCGACAAGATTGATCGCGCCTGTACGGCGTGAGGAGTCTTGAAGTAGTCGCTCAATGCTTCTGCGAGCAGACTCGCCATCAATGACACCGTTCATGATTATGGTCACGCCACCGCCAATGCCAGGCGAAATCGAGCCATTGCGACCTGCCGACATGGTTAAAATCTCGGGTCCACGTTCACCCACCAAATAGGAGTTACCACCCGTTACAGGGCCTCCCAAGGCTCGTGCGCCTAAAATACCCTGCTGTCCGGCAGGTACACCAATAAAGTCTTGGAAAGGTTGCTCAACATTACGGCCAAACCAAGTCAAGGCTTCTTTGCCTTTTCGATAAGCCGTTGCAATGGCGTTGATAGCATTTGCGACATTGGTTAAGGCTTTTGCCATTGTGTTCAAATTGTCGTTGCCTTTGGTTGCATCAGCACCAGACAAAGCACCAAACAAGTTTCCAAACGCTGTTGCCAGAGTTCTAAGCGTTGCTCCAAGATTGTATGCGCTGCCTTTATCGCCACCAGTTAATTCATTTTGCAACATTTTGACTTTATTAGTTAATCCGCTGTTTGGGTCTTTACCCGTAAATCCAAGAGCAACCAAATTAACTTGTTCCAATAAAGTTTTCAAAACTGGTATTAACTTTGCGCCCAAATCCTCTTGGATTTCGCCAAAGCGTTCACGCAAAATTGCTAATTGGCCAGCGTAAGTTTCAGCATTTTTGGCAGCTGATCCGCCAAACAATCGAGACAATTCCTGTTGGGCTAAAGTGAAATCGCCAGTCTTTTTAATGTTTTCACTCAATGGCACTCCTAAACGAGTAAGTGCGCCTAAGTTGCCGTTATAAGCCTTACCAAGGGCTAAACTGACTGTTTCAAGGTCTTTGCCAGTGGCTGAACTGATGTCGATGGCAAGACTTAACAATTCTTGGGATTTTGTCAGGTCTTGGGTGGCCACTGACAATGATGCAAGTGCCGGGCGTAGTTTGGTATCTGAAACACCATAGGACATTTGTTGCTTAGTAATCCATGCTTCAGTTGACGTTACCTGTGCATCAGTTGCTTTAGTTGTCAGTTTCAGTGCAGTTTCAAGTTTCTTTTGGCTTTGCTCATCCTCGGCAGCTGCTTGGACTGCATCCACTCCAATTTTTATGGCCATTGCCCCGGCAGCTACACCAACGGCAGCAAAAGCCTTAACCATAGCCGCGCCACTGGTTGTAGAAGTTTTGCCAAGTTTGCTTACATCGGTGTTGGCACTTGTCATGCCTTGACCAAACTTGGATACATCTGCAAGTAGATTGAGTTTAAGGGTACGGGTAGTTGCCATTAGTTTGTTTTACTCCAATTAGTTAAAACACTGTCTACGGCTGCAAACCATCGGCGAGTAACCTCTGGCTGTAATGCCTTAAGCGTTGGAAAAATCCAGTAGCCCTCGTTGCCTCTGCCGTTGCTTGGTGAGCGATCTGGGAACTTGTAACCACCATTTGGAAACAAACTTTTAGAGCCTTTAGCGTTACGATCCGCGCCAAACTCATTACCAAACAAAAGCACACCAGCGTTCGCGCCACCTGATGCTCGGCCTCTTGATCCACCAATAGTGATGTTTGGTACTCGATCTTTATTGCCTCGAACGGTTTGGGCAACAATGGCGGTCTGCGCTGGCATTTGTCCACCGACCATGCCAGACATTTTGACGGCTTGGGCAGTCCACTGGCTAATTGAAGTGACATCGTCTTTCAATGCTTTTTTGCTGTCATCATCCATTTCTTTTAAAGCGGCATAAAGCCCTCGCAGATCTTTTTGGTCAGGCTTTATGCTGACTGTGGTCTTTAAGTCCATGTCACCTGTTCCTCTCTGCAATCAGCTCGAATGCCGTTTCAATGTCAGTGAGCGACCACTGCGCCAGTTCACTTAATGCAATGCCAGTGTGAGTGGCAAGCGCGATTAAGTTTCGCTGGATGCTTCCGGGCTTATGGCTTTTGGGTCCTCGGTCACCACATCAAATGTGTCAAAGATCGTTTCGACCCATGTTTGATGCATCTTTAAATCGGTGTGACCAGCCATGACGCTTGCTTTGTAAAGCACATACGTTATGACTTCAAGACTCCCAGTTCCAACCTTTTCTTGTGCCTGGGTAAATGTATATCCCAAGTCCCTTTCAAGTTGAATCCAAAGCCAAGCCGAGTCATCGCTCACTATGTAGTTAGTGCCCTGTTGTGTCGTGATTTCGTATTTCATAATGGTTGCCCTGTTCTATTCGTTAAGTACGAGTTACTGATCCATCCTCGATGATAAATTCGAGGGTGGTTGTTAGTACATCTGTAGCTGCGCCACCTGCTGGTGGAAACACAGGGAAAACCTTGCCAGCAAAAGTATCGCCATTGGCATCAAAAGAAAATGTCAGGGCTGTGTCTGGTGCGCTCTTAGCTGCATCCCACAACGCTGAACAAATCCCTGCTGAGGATGACCAGTCAGCAAACATTTCTACTGACAATGTGCCTGATGAGTCTACTGTCTTGTAGGCGCGACCTGATAGCACTTCAAGTACTTGCTGGTTGTTTTCTAGTGCCATTGTGACACTGCTAGCCTGGTCTGCGTAAGACACCGAGTTGATGGTCAGTGTGAGATTACGCCCAGTTACATAAGTTGCTGGCATTTTTCTTACCTCTCTTAGTTGGTTGTTACCATCTCGATGTTGATCTGGCTGATGAGCATATCGGCGTTGCCAATTTGCTGGACTGTCGGCTGTGACCATCCACCGAGCAACGAGATGTTGTTCGCTAGTAGATCAGTCACCGACAAAATTAGGGTTTCAATGTTGGCCAAGGCGGCGCGGTTGTCTGCGGCGTTCACAATGCAAGTGATGTCAAAGCGAACGTGCAAGCGAGTGCCACCAATCGCTGACACTGTGATGTATGGCGATCCCGGCACTAAGACAATGGCTGGTGGCGTAATGTTTTCATTTGGCCATGCGTAAACGACCCGACCAGCAGCTGCGAGAGTTGCGGCGAGTGCGTCACGGTATGTTGCTAGATCAGCCAAGGTAGCCTCGGGTGTCTAGGTGCTTGCCAAGTAGGCCAGATACACGGGTCAACATTGAGCGACCTAGGCGGTATGGTGCTGGACTTTGGAAGTCGACACCCTGCTGGCCTAGTGTGCCGGTACGAGTGATCCAGATGTCACAGGCGATGGCCAAGGCGGCTTCGCGTACTTCTGGAGTCGTGTCATAAAGCGTGGCTTGGCTCGTTAATACTGCACGGCCATTAGGAATGATTCTGCGCTTGGTGATGTCTGCGTTGGTTACAGCTGCTTCAAAGAATGTCACGCCGTACTCATCCACGCCTTGATTGCTAACAGTGCGTGAGCCGTTAAAAGGTGAGCCACATCCAGTTACGGTCAAAGCCTGACCGACCACGAATGTGTTGTCGTAGCAGTAAAAGCGAGCGACATTGTTTGTCAGCTGAACGCCGTTGATGGCTACATCATCAAAAATTAAGTAGGACAAAATTATGTTTTCGGCTGCATCGGCAACCTCTTGCACATCGGAGTCGGCATAGATGTTGCCAATGCCTAACACGCTCTTGAGTTCGCTAAGTGCGATCAATGGCATTTCATACTCCTATCAATGTAAGTGTGTGGGGGACACAGGGCCGCATCCCCCACACTTCTAACTAACGCTGACTTATGTCAGGTTAAAGCGACGAACGCCACCGGCGGTCAAAACGCCTACTGCGAGATAACCGTAGAGTGCTGTCTCGATCTCCCCTGTGGTCACTACGTTAGTGCTCATTCTCAGGATCGGGCTTTCGTAAATTGCAACTGCTGATGGAACAACGATGAACGCTGATTCGTCAATAGTTGTCGATACTGCGTTGCTGTCTACATACAGATCAAGACCAAGCACGTTGCCGCGTAGGCTTTGTGGGCCAGCAACTCCGCCGTTGTTCTGTGGGTTGTATGCGTTGTAAATTGGGCGACCAGTTGTGTCGGTTGCGCCCATCAATAGCGACCACTGTGATGTGCCAGCGATGTATGCGCTTGCAAGTTCGCCAGTTGCTAGGTAAGCAGCTGGGGCTTCAGTGGAAACGTAGGAAATGATGCCAGCGGATGATGCTGCAACTGCGGTGGCTTGTGTTCCACCTGCGGTCAATGCTGCGATAACTGCTGCATCAGTTGCCTTGTTATAGGCTCTCGTCATATTATCCACCATGGCTTGGAAAAAGTCAGGACTTGACCGTTCCAAGAGCTCGACAGAATAACGCTGCATGCCAGCAAACTTGTTTACATCAAGGTTGACGTATGAGGACACGATACCGGTCTCTGATGGGCCAGCACCTTCGTTGGTGTCAGCTACTGTGCCACTTGTTGTGATTTTTGGATGGCTGATAACCATGCCTGATGCAGTGATGGCGCGTGAGCCGATTGCATCGATTGCTGGGCGTGAACCGATAGATGTATCGATTACCTGATTTACATACTGCACTGGGGTGAACGCTGGGTTCGTGCTGAATGAATCGTCAGCTGCCATTACATACTGGGCTGAGTCATGGTTTCCAAGTTTCGCCTTAACGCTGTGCTCAAGGTAAGTTGCCTGGCTGTTGATTGGGCTACGAGGCTTGACGTAGGCCACTGGTGCTGCGGCGTGAACAACCGCTGCTGCGGTCACTTCATCTGCCACTGGTGCGGTTGTTTCTTCCACGTTTATCTCCTGTGGTT